ATAGTTATATTCTTTTTTATTGTTCACCAACTGTTCACCATTGTTCACCTTTGTTCACCAATCAAAAAAAGATATCTCAATACAGAATATTTACTCTCTACCTGTTCAAAATTTAAGCAATCAAACAATCTTAACTTAACGTATCTAAACGCAACTAAACTATTGAAAAATAAGGTGTTTAATTAATAATCAAAACACTATATATTATATTTTGACTTAATAAAAGTCGTCTAAATTTAGACTAAGAAATCTCATAAGGAATAGATGAATATGTTTAAAAAACTAATTGAGTTACGCCAACAAAAGGCGGAAAAAGTCGCAGAAATGCGCTCAATGCTTGAAAAAGCAGAAAAAGAAAATCGTTCATTGAATGAATCTGAATCAGTAGATTTTGAAAAGCTGAAAGATTTAGTCAAACAGATGACTGATGAAATCAGCAAATATGAGGCAGTAGCTGATGAAGAACGAAACCTTAACGAACAATCTCAACAGGTAGAACAACGCAACATGAAACAATTTTCAAATGATGAACTGCGCCATTATGTTAAAACTGGTGAACTTCGCAATTTAACTACTAGTAATGGTGAAGATGGTGGATATTCAGTTATCCCACAGTTAGACAAAGATGTAATGAAACGCTTAACAGACGATAGCGTAATGCGCCAACTTTGTAACGTAGTGCGCTTACCGGTTGGAGCGAAAGAATACAAGAAATTAGTATCGGCTGGCGGTGCAGCAGTAGAACACGGCACAGAAGGCACAGCACGTAACGGCACAGCAACCCCGAAACTTCATGAAGTAACAATCGCCTTAAATTCAATCTATGCTTATCCTAAGACTACACAAGAAATCTTAGACTTCTCAAGCATTGATGTTTTAGGTTGGCTAACTGATGAAATTTCTGAAACCTTCACAGAAACAGAAGAAACTGATTTAACTTCCGGTGATGGTAACAAGAAATCAAAAGGCTTCTTAACCTACCAACGCACAACCGAAGATGACAAAACTCGACAATTTGGCAAACTTCAAAAAATCGAAGTGGCAGGCGTAGCGAAGATTGATGCAGATACTTTAATCGATGCGTTCTATACACTTCATAGCAAATACCGCAAAAATGCCGTATGGGTGATGTCATCAACGATTGCAGCAGCATTACAAAAACTTAAAAACAAAAACGGCGATTATATCTGGCGCGATGGTTTAACAGCCGATGCCCCAGCAACATTATTAGGTCGCCCAGTCCACTTCTTGGAAACAATGCCGACAGGCGGAGCAAACAAAGCAGTAATTGCCTTCGGTGACTTCAAGCGCGGATATTTTATCGTGGATCACGAAACAGGCGTGCGAACTCGTCCGGACAACTTAACCGAACCGGGATTCTATAAAGTACACACCGATAAATATTTAGGTGGTGGCGTAGTAGATTCAAACGCTATCAAAGTGATTGAGACAACAGCATAAATCATAGAGGGGCGAAAGCCCCTTTTTTTGCTTAATAGGTGAAATATGAATAAAGAATTTGAAATTCGCTCCGCAACACTTTCTGCCGATGAAGAAAATCAAAAGCTAGTTGGTTATGTAGTGAAATGGAATAGCCCTTCGCAAGTGCTTTATTGTGATTTTGTAGAATCCTTTGCGCCAAAAGCTTTTAGTGACAGCCTGGCTAGTGGCGAAGATGTGCGCGCACTCTTTGAACATGACCACAGTAAGCTACTAGGTCGAACAAGTTCGGGAACATTAAAGCTAGAAGAGGATTCTATAGGTTTACGCTTTGAACTAACCCCACCTGATACAACGACAGGAAAAGATTTATTAGTTAGTGTTTCCCGTGGTGATATTACTGGGATGTCTTTCGGATTCCGAGCGATGGAAGAAGAATGGAAATTTGATGTGGAACCTTATCAAAGAACAGTGATTAAAGCGGAGCTATTTGAAGTTACTGTAACAAGTATTCCAGCTTATCCGGAAAGCAGTGTTGAAATCGCTAAGCGTTCGATGGTGGCTGCTAAAGAAAAAACGCAAAATAAATCTACCGCACTTTTAAGCAAGTGGGTTGATGTAATGGGGGCGTAATATGTGGAATCCTTTTAGACGAAAAGAAAAACGCAGCGAGCCAATCACTATTGATGAATTTATCTCTTACATGGGCATAAATAATACAGGTGCGGGCGAATATGTCAGCCCACAAACTGCAGAGGCTCTACCAGCGGTTATGAACGCCGTAACAGTGATTGCCGAATCGGTAGCATCTATGCCTTGTTATCTGTACGCACTGAAAGAAGATGGGCGAGAAAGAATCTACCGTCATCCGGTTGAATACCTTTTAAATGAAATGCCTAACCGAAACCAAACACCTTACCAGTTCAAATATACGATGATGCGCCATTGTTTGCTAACTGGTAATGCTTACGCAGTGATTGAGTGGAATAACAAGGGTGAACCTGTAAGCCTTACACCTTACCAGCCGAGCGCAGTAAATATCTTCCGAAAAGTAACAGGCGAACATATTTACCAGGTAACGGACTTAAACGGAGTTACTAGAAACTATCTTCAAGATGAAATGTTACACCTACGCCATAGTTCCCTTGATGGATTTATGGGGCGTTCACCTGTGACAGTTTGCCGTGAAACAATTGGACTAGGTTTAGCGCAACAACGACACGGCGCATCAATTATGAAAAACGGATTGATGGCAAGCGGACTAATCTCAACGGCCGAATGGTTAGACGATGCGAAAGCACAGAAAGCAGTGAAAGCCCTTGAACGTTATAAAGGCGCGAAGAACGCGGGAAAAACACCAATCCTTGAAGGCTCAATGGAATACAAACAATTAGGCATGACAAACCAAGATGCCGAATGGTTACAAAGTCGGACCTTCACAATTTCCGATATAGCCCGAATCTACAACATAAGCCCGATTTTCCTACAAGATTATTCCAATAGTAGCTATGCGAATTTCAGTGAGGCTAGTAGAGCTTTCTTATCACAAACCTTGCGCCCATGGCTAACTAACTTTGAACAACAACTCAAAGATGCCTTAATGATTGACTTAACGAGCAATAGCAAGAAACGGCACTTAATCGAATTTGACACAAGCGATTTACTCAGAACAAGTCAAAACGAACGATTCAAAAGCTATGATGTGGCAATAAAAGCTGGCGTAATGTCACCTAACGAAGTACGCAGACGTGAAGGTTTATTGCCTTATGATGGTGGAGATGAATTTAGTCAAGCATGGAAACAAACCGTAGAAGTTAAACGTGGTGATGGTGGACTTAATGGGGTAAATAATGGCGCGGATGATTAGAGCCGGTAAATATAACAAGGCGATAAGTTTACAAAAACAAGTAAACGAAACTAATGATTATGGCGGATTTGTAAGTAAGTGGAAAACCGTTGCGAATATACGCGCAGCGGTTGAACCGTTACAGGGTAGAGAGTTCTTTGCTAGCGCAAGCGTAACGAATGAAAACGTTATGCGAATCCGTATTAGATATGGAACTAATGTAGATAACACAATGCGCGTGAAATACGGTAATCGCCACTTAGAAATAACCAGCATCATTGATAGCAAGGAATCACACAGGGAATTACAACTTATTTGTAAAGAGGTAACCAATGGAAAAAACTGATTTAACGCTTGAAGAAATTAAGCAGCATTTAAACGTAGATCATGATTTAGATGATGACTTAATCGAAAGCTATAAGGTAGCAGCCTTTGAAGTATGCCAAAAGCATATAGGCAAAACCTTTGGTGATGAAGAAACAGAAAACACCGTTCCTTTTACCCCAGCTATAAAAGTCGGCTGCTTAATGTATATCGGGCATTTATACAGTAACCGAGAAATAACAACAGATACGCAGCAAACAATAATCCCTATGACTGTTAAATCTCTATGGGATGTTTACCGTGAGCCGTGCGCTTACTAAGAATTTAGTAATCGATATGCCTTATCAACCACTAAGACGATGCAGCTATCCTAACTGTAAAAACAAAGTAAAGTCCGGTAGATGCGAAGAACATAAGCCAAAAGACACAAGAGCAAGCAGTAGCGCGCGAGGATATGACCATAAGTGGAGTAAGTACCGCGCGCAATACTTACGCTTTCACCCGCTTTGTGTAATGTGTTTAGAGAAAGGAATCTACACACCCGCAACGGTGATAGACCATATTAAGCCAGTAGAGAACGGACAGGCAGACCCGCTATTTTGGGTTGAATCTAACCATCAATCTTTATGCCGTGATTGTCATAGTTATAAAACACGAGTAATAGACCAACGCGGATTTGGTGCGAAGAAGGAACCGTTTTGATATCGCAACAACTGAATTATGGTGATATGTCCACAGTTGAGTTGTGGTCATATGGTAACAACTAAGCCAACCAATCCAAAGTTGGACTTTGCTTTAAATTAAACGATTACAAAAAGACAATTTGAACAGGTGGGGGGAGTTTTTGAAAGAAAGTGGCAAGCCTAAAGAACCGCCCCCCTATACAAATTTTTACGCAAGGTAATTTTTTTGAAAATAAGGAAATACAATGACAACAAAAAACAAGAAAAAAACGCATAATCCACCGAGTTTTTTAGATCCAATCGCTAAAGCGGTATGGAAAGAACGAATTCCGCAACTTCTTGAACGTGGTGATATTCAAGATGCGGACTTAATTCACCTGGAATTATATTGCGTGAATTATTCTCTTTTTCGTGCTGCAGTTGAGGATATTCATAAAAACGGCTTTTCAATAGTAAATAGCCAAGGTACGCAATCAAGAAACCCCGCACTGTCAGCGAAAGCAGATGCTGAAAAAGTGATGGTGAAAATGTCCTCGCTTTTAGGCTTTGACCCAGTAAGTCGCAGAAAAAATCCGGTTGAAGTTGAAACTACAGATATGTTTGATCAAGTGCTTACAATGTAGGTGAAAATGGTGATTTGGCATGAGTATGCGGGAAAAGTTCAATCTGGAGAAATAGTAGCTTGTAAAAAAATAAAACAAGCTGTAGCACGCTATTTTAATGATTTAGCAAACCCCGCTTATTTCTTTGATGAAGGTGTGGTAAATAAGTTTTTGGCTTTCTCTAAATTATGCCCACACGTTAAAGGGCATTTGCGCGGTGAACCTATTATTCTTTCTGATTGGCAAGTGTTTCTATTTGCTAACCTATTAGGCTTTAAACGGAAAGATACTGGATTGAGAAAATATCGTTCTGCTTATGTTCAAGTGGCACGAAAAAATGCTAAATCGACAGTAGCGGCAGTACTGGCTAATTGGTTTTTATTGGTAGAAGGTGGGCAACAAGATATTTATACTGCAGCCGTAAGCCGAGATCAGGCGAGAATCGTATTTGATGATGCTCGTCAAATGTGCTTGCTTTCAGCCCCATTGAAAAAACGCCTTAACATTCAACAACACAAGCTAATCAATCCGAAGAACAATAGCATTATGCGACCGCTTGCCGCTAAATCCTCAACGATTGAAGGAACTAACCCTAGTTTAGCTATTGTAGATGAATATCACCTACACGCGGACAACAGCGTATATAGCGCGTTAGAGCTAGGACAAGGCGCACGCCCTGAAGGTTTACTCTTTGCTATTACAACAGCCGGAAGTAACGTTATTTCAGCCTGTAAACAGCATTATGATTATTGCGCTCAAATCCTTGAAGGAAATGAGCAGAACGACAGCTTATTTGTGTTGATTTTTGAGTTAGACGAAGAAAACGAAATAGACAATCAAGAGAACTGGATAAAAGCAAATCCGAATATAGGTAAATCCATTCCTTACCTTGATTTTGAGAACACTATCAAGAAGGCTAGGGGGATTCCTTCCGAATGGGTAGAAATGCTAACTAAGCGCTTTAATGTATGGTGCCAAGGCTCTACACCGTGGCTAGGTGATGGAAACTGGGCGCAATGTGAACGGAAGTACACTGAAAGCGATTTACTTCATCAAGATTGTTATTTAGGGCTGGATTTATCAAGTACCAACGACTTAACAAGCCTTTGTTATACATTCCCACACGGAAACAAAGTGCGCTTGCTTACACGACACTACATTCCCGAATTCCAACTTAACAACGTGGCAAATAAAAACCGCGCAATGTATCGAAACTGGGTGCGCAGTGGTTGGCTAATAGCAACGGAAGGGGATTGCATCGACTACGACAAAATCAGAGACGATATTCTGAAAGATGCTGAACGTTTCAATATCAAAATGACAGGCTTTGATGTATGGAACGCAACCCATTTACGAACACAATTACAAGCGGCTGGGCTTGAAGTAGAGCCATTCCCGCAAACATACCAACGATTTAGCCCAGTGGCAAAAAGTGCGGAAGTTTTAATAAACAGACAAATGATAGAACACAATGGCGATCCAGTGCTTGCGTGGGCTTTATCAAATGTAGTTATGGAAACAGACGCGAACGCCAATATTAAACCGAACAAGAAGAAAGCCGCAAACAAGATAGACCCAGCAGTCGCCTTCCTAATGTCTTTCGGCACTTATCAACTTGAATACGGTGATTTAATTTTCGAACTATCAGACGAACACAAACACGCACTAGAGCAATTTAACGGATTGGATATATGATTAGATGTAAAGAGGCAAAACAGAACTTACTAATAGCAGCGGTGAAACACTATAAGAAATCTACCGCACTTTTCACTTTTATTAGCTTGTATGATGACAATGAACCATATCCACTGGATGAAGTTATCTACATTCTTCAATGTAAATGCGATGCAGCAAAACGAGAAATAAACAACAGACCAAACAGCCCTAATATGGATGCTCTCGAAACAATTTACTTTATAGCCGCTAAGCAACTCAAAGAAATGAAGAAAGTTAAACGGAAATAGCAAACGTTAGACAAAAAAATCCCCGCGTTTCACAACGAGGGGATTATGACGTAATGACATATCGAAAGCCTATTTGTGCGAGTATTCCCAATTCACTGGGAATTCCTGTTACACTTCAAATTAAAATGTAACATAATTATTATAATATCAATAGATTAGATATAAAAGAGCCGTAACTAAACGTAGTTAAACTTTATAATTAAATTTGCTATAATGAACAAAAATTAATCGACTTTATTGATTAATAATTAGAGTGTTAGGAACAGAAAAGCCACCGCGTGAACGATGGCTTAAATTAAAGTCGTATGTAATAACCTTTATCACTCAAGGGGAGTTTCTAAAGGCAATTAGATTATCCCGCTTTACGAAAGAAACTTCAAGCCCCTTGAACCAAAGAATATAGCAAACGGCTAACATTTCCTAAAACCAACCAAATATAGCGCATCTAGGCTGATCCCCGAAAACAAAGAACCTTACTTTGCTGGTGCGCTCTCTCAAATAAGGACTAAATGCGAAAGGGGTATTTATGGAACCATCAAAAAGAATGCTGCCTAAGAAAGCATATTCTCTAGAGAAAGCAGTTGACTATATGTCCATAAACTACGGGATTAGAATTGATAGAGATGATTTATTAGATTATTTGCGTGACGGGGTATTAGTTTCATCTGTTTATTTAACGGGAAACAATAAGTGTATTTCATCGATAGATAGAGAAGATATTCCCGCTAATAGTGTCACTATTGAACCTTATGGGTGTAATTTCAAAATAGATAAAGATTTAGCTGAAGTAGATCACTTTCTTGATGAACAAACTCACGTACATTACAAGAGTAAAAATATATTCTTAACGCTGTTTTATTATCATAAAGTAGATGATGTTTTTTTAGGTGAAATTTCCAAAGTATTTAATGGCTCGGAAATGGGTAATTTTTGGCTTGGTGGTTATTTTAAAATCCCATCTCATTCCTTTACAGATATTATAAATCGGGAGATGATTTATTTCCCGATGACGTTAAGTGTTAATTCAGATGAAAATAATTTAGAGATATTCATAGACAACCATTACGAGGCTAAATTGCCAATTCATCAAATTTGTATTTTACATGAAGATCTAATGATGTTTTTAGCTAGTATGGGGGTGATTGATGACACATATAAAATACCTGAAGAAATAAGCAAGTTAAAAGCTAAAATTTCAGAGTTAGAAAATGAAAAATCAAGTGCTAAACTCTCAACAAAAACTAAAAATACAATGGCTAGATTGATCGTTAACTTAATCGATCTTCAATATGGCTGTAAAAATCAAACAGATATAATCAAAGCTTTTAAGAAAAAAGGCGAAGATAACATGAAAGAAGATGGTGAGATAGTACAAGACTTCACTAAAAATGGACTAATACCGCCAAGCTCTAAATTTATTCGTGGGATATTAGGAGATCTTGAAGAAAAATAAGAAATCTAGAACATTTTTTTTCATTATCTGGAACATTCTATGTAAATCGGAATATTCCAGACCATCAAAATTAAATTTGCTGTTAAATACCTATCGTTCGAACAACTAAACGGAATATGACGATATTCCACAGTGTTAAATAAACGATAGGTATTTTTTATGAACAAAACAGAAAATTTAAACCCACAACAAAAACTAATCTCCGGTGAAATCGCTTGCCATATTGTTGGCTTTGGTCGCACCAAACTCAACGAGCTTGTAAAAGCTAAAAAATTCCCTCAACCAATCCGCTTTTCACAAAACTTTGTCCGCTGGGATTTAGAAGAAGTGAATCAATGGATTGAAGAACAAAAAGCAGCACGCGCTTAATTAATGGAGGGAATAATGACTACAAGACTAATGACAATCGCTAAAGAACTTATTTTAAAACCGAAAACAGGTATTAGTGAGAAAGAAAGTTATTTCAACGTTCATTTCCTCAATGCTCGTAATGAGGTCAATGAGATTGAAAGAATTTTAGGGATTGAATTGAACCGAGAACGTGAGGTTAGTCAGACTGGGAAACTGTTTACCCGCTATATGCTTGCTAATGCGGAACAGGTGGAAAGAGTTGCCAGTTTATACAACCAAAAACTAGCAGCAAAACAAGCTAAAGGGAAACTTCTTGATGAATATCCCATTTCACCCGCACAAATAAATCAAGTTATTGATGCGCATTTTAAGCAATAGAAAAGACAAACGCCGCAAGGCTCTCCCAAGCGGCGTATTCAACCTTAAGAATCTCTCAAAAGGTAAGTTTAAAACCATCAATAAAGACTTAAATATGGAAATAATCACCATGAATTTAAATCATGTATATTTTAAACAATATGAAATATTTTTCAAGTTGTTTTTGATTGAAATCACTTTACAAACCACAGTTAATTTTGGCATCATGAACACGCAATCAGAAAAAGTGATTGCCAGCCGTGGAAAGCTGAACTATTTATCACAGGCGAACGACAGCACGCCACAGAACCGTGCTTTTTTTGTTCGTAACATTCGCACACCAAAAGAATATGCGGATTTTGTTTTACATATAAATCCGATCATTCTCTCAATGGTAGAGCGTAATAAGCCGTCTATGACGGGCTGTCTTCCTGTGATGGCAGTTTTCCACCTTGTTACGTTCTACCGCCCGACCGTGGAAAGTCTAGCGGTAGATTCTGAAAATTTATCACAGGAATCTACGCAAATGTATCAATTCATCTTCGCGGCTATTCGCCGTACTGATTTATCAAATCATCTTCAAAAAATCCGTATTACCGCTGATAGCGAACGCAACGCACGCGCTAAGCTTGCCCGCGAGTTCGTCTTAGTTCTTGCTGGAAGAATTAATCTTCAATCAGACCGCACTTTATCAGCAAATACTTTCCCTTCAATCTCTTTCGCGGAGGTGGCTCATGACTAACCGCATTATCCAAGTAGAACAATGTCAGCTTGAAATGTTAAAGCTCCATATTGATGGACTAGGACAAGTAGAAAGCACGCTCTTAGCATTATCAATTAACCCTGATTTATTCAATGAAATGGATTCTTTTGATATCGCAAACACTATCAAAGGCATCAAGAACCTATTGAATTATATCAAGATTGATATGGAAGAACGCATTGAGTTTATTGAGAAAAAATAAGGGGTAGGAAATGAGAAAAACAAAAACGGTCAAGGCATTTAAAACACCTTACACACCGACACCGGAGCAATTAGAAAAAGCCTGTAAACGTATTAGACAATTCTTGGCCTTCGCAGAGGATTATCTACACACAGGACACTACAAAGGACTAGAGGCATCAATCGAGCAAATTAAGAAAGCAGCGACAATCAGAAGAGGGAAAGTAAATGCGTAAACAAACACTAAAAAGAAAAGTTAAAGGTAAAGAGCCATTCAATCCGTTAATGGTGAAATATTCTCAACTTTCGCGCCAATTTCAATTAATCCTTGATAGTAACAAACGATGCCTTGAAGTTTATCCGGACGAGTTTCATCACAAAGTGAAATTCCGTAATGAACTAGCTGATTTAGTAGTGAGATTAAAAGCTGGCTCAAAGTTACTTAATGAAATGGCTAAGTCGCAAGGTGCTGAAATTAATGATAAGCACGGAGCGTTAAAAGGCTTTAATCAAGCAAATAACTACTTAATCCATAAGCTTGTTGAAGTGGTAGAGCAGATTGAGCAGTTACAAGTTGAAAATATTGAAAAACAAAAATTAATCGTTAGCGAGGGCAAATAAGATGGATATGAATGACAAACTAGACTACTCAAATTTAACAGCAGTCGAATTAAAAGCGATTATGTATAGTCAGATGAATTGTGAAAAGAAAGAGGGAGAGGCTCATTATTTGCCTTTACCTTATCTAGGCGAAACAATCGTAACACTAGCAGAAATTTTTGAGAGTTATCCTTCTGAAAAACTCTATACCTTACGAAATCTACACGATGAACTGTTAGCAGCTAATAAGCATTTATTACAACTAGCACCGAATCCGCCTTCACTTAATCCGGAAGAAATAGTCGCGAGTTTAACTAACGATGAAATCATTGATGGATTGCTGAAAAGTAGCATTGTCATTTCTTTAGTTGAAACTCTTACATACTTTCAAAAAGTAGTTGCTGAACGCATCGATGATATTGAAAACGGAGTACTTAAAGGGGTGAATAATGGCTCGATTAATTAATGCTCCGCATCTTGCGGATCAACCGCATGAACCTTATTCTGATTTATTTGTGCTAGCTGGCTCTAAAGCATGGAAAGCATGGGATGACGGAAAAGGTGAAGAATGGCTCTTATTATGTTCGTTGGTGGAAGGCTTAGAAAGCAAGCAAAAACCAGTCATTCTAGGCGAGAATCAATTAAACAATATTTCTTTAACGCGTATAGCTAAAGAAGATCAGCAGTTAGTGAAGATTGCTCAATATGGCGAATTAAAACAGGAGGAAATCACCGCAATTTGTCAGAATTTAGCAAAAAACACTTCGGCTAGAGAAGTGAAACTCATTGATGCGGCCGCGCAAGTGAAAGAGGATTTAAGCTCTTACATTCAACGCTTGCGAACCGATAAAAAGACCGCTGATTTAGCAACGCAATTAGCCCCACCCGAAAAACTGAAAGAAAATGACGGGGTAAATAAGAAAGCGCGAGCCTTGACGAAGTGGCTAAATATGGATTTAGCATTAAACCCAAAAGACCGAGAATTATATCGCTATGACGGCATAAGCTGGCAGTTAGTAGATAAATTTGAGTTCTTAGATAATGCAGTAGCTTTCTTTGATGAACAGGACTTCAATTATAGTGCGCGCTCAATAGAAAGCATCATTGATACAATCAAAATCCAATCCCCCAAAATGGGAACACAGGCGCAAGAGTTGATTGCTTTCAATAACGGCACTTTAAACCGCACTACGTTAGAGTTCTTGCCCCATTATCGGGAAAATTGGCTAATGTCTTATATTCCGCATGAATATCTAAATTCAGCGCAAAATACGCCATATTTTGATAAATGGTTAGAGTTCGTAAGCGGTGGTAAAGAAAACAAAAAGAACGCTATTCTAGCGGCTTTATACGCAGTTTTAACTAATCGTAACGACTGGCAATTATTCTTTGAAGTAACAGGCGATGGCGGTAGTGGTAAATCTGTTTTTGCTAATATTGCCACGTTATTAGCTGGTGAGCAGAACACAGAAAGCGGGCGATTAATAGATTTAGATGAACCGCGCGGGCGAGAAAGTTTTGTAGGCAAGACTTTGCTAATTTGCCCTGAACAATCTCGTTATGGTGGTGATGGCGGCGGATTGAAAAGTATTACAGGGGGCGACCCTGTGAATATTGACCCAAAACACCGCACTAAATTTAAAGCGGTTATTCCCGCAGTAGTCTTAATCGTTAATAACGAGGCGACTAGATTTACAGAGCGTAGCGGTGGGATTGAGCGAAGAAGGGTAATTTTTCACTTTGACAAAGTAGTACCTGAAAACGAGCGAGACCCTAATTTCATGGATAAGATTGAGGGGGAAGTAGGGGGTATTATTTACAAACTAATACATACCTTTGAACAACCTGAAACCGCTAAGACTGCTTTAAAAGAGCAACAAACAAGTGATGAGGCTTTGGAAATAAAAAGCGAATCCGACCATATCACCGAATTTTGCGGATATTTCTATACTACGCCACAGAATGACGGCTTGTATATAGGAAATGCGAATCAAAGCAATAAGTCAAGAACGCATCTTTATCCAGCATACTTAGCCTTTGCTGATGCGAGCGGTATTAAAAATTCCCTTACATTGAGAAACTTCTCAAATTCATTAAAGCAAGGATTTGCGCAACATAAAAATAAATTTGAGTTCTCTAAGACTAAGGGAAAATATGGATATCGCTCCAATGTTCACTTCAAAAACTATGAAGAGTTCCGAGATGAGTTCAATTCATAAACTAGGGAAAGGGGGCGAAAGCCCCTTTTTTTATGCTTTTCTCTTAAAAGGTGAACAATTAGGGTGAACAATAATGTTCACCTTTTTACACGCCGCTAATTCACACGCTTTCTTTTTCGCATTGCTCCACAAAATCACTCCATAATTGCATCACAGGGCGGCGGAGTTTTACATAATCGTAGTGGTTATACGATTGACTTGTTTTGTTCCCAATGCTATGAGCAAGACAACTTTCAGCAATACGGAAATCAACTTGCCGATCTTCTAAAAACGTTCTAGCTATCGATCTTAATCCGTGAGCATCTTGAATCCCTTTGTAACCTATTTTTCTCAATGCGTTAGCTATTAGTTCTTTACTAGCTGATTGGTTAGGCTTGTGATAGTGAGAAAATACGAATTTGTCATCACCTGTTATAGGTTTCAATTCTTTCAGAATATCCATCATTAAAGATGAAAGCGGAACAATGTGAGGAAATTGCCCTTGTCTTGTTTTTTTCATTTTGATTGCTGGAATAGTCCATAGTTTCTTATCGAAATCAATTTCAGACCATTCAACAGAAACCGCCTCAGCCGGACGAACCATAGAAAGTAATTGCCAGCGGAACAAAACCTTTGTTAGATAATCCCTGTTTGAATTTTTGAAGTCTTGTAATAGTTTCGGTAGTTCTTCCGGTTTGATTGCTGGGTGATGTTTTTGAGGCTCTTTATGGTAAGCATCAGATGCTTTCAAGCAAGAATTAAACGAAATCAATCCTATTGTTACCGCATAATTTAAAATCTGATTAGCGAGGTTTAATAAACGGTGCAGCGTATCATTGAAACCTTTTTCATTTAATGGTCGAACAGTTTTAATCAATAAAGGGGAAGTAATCTGATCGATAGGGTAATTTCCAAGAGTAGGGAATAGATAGTTTTCTAATCTTGCCCAATTCTTTTCCATTGTCATAGGCTCAATTTCTTTACTTCTTTTTTCTTTCCAAAGTAAAGCGACTTTATAGAAAGTATTTTCGTTCTGTCCGTTTTTAATTAGTTCTTGTTCTTTTGTGTATTCTTGCGGATCGATACTTTGAGCGAGTAGGGCGCGATATTCTTCGCGTTTTTGGCGAGCTTGCGCAAGTGTTATAGCTGGATAAGTTCCAATAGTAAAAGAAGTGCGTTTATTTGTTACTGGGTGATAATAATTGAAAATCCAAGCCTTAGCACCGGTAGGCTTAATGCGTAAAAAAAGACCGTTACCATCACTTAGATTGTATTCTTTATCCTTTGTTTTCGCTTTATCTACTTCGGTATTTGTGAGCGGTTTAGTAACACGAGGCATCATTTTTCCTTAGTTTTAGTAACAAGATTTTTCGAAGTTTATCACCTTGTTACTAAACTTGTTACTAAAAAATGCGGTTAAAGACAATTAAGTCTGATTAGTGGCGATAAGTAAAAGGGCTGAAAAGCCTTGAAAACACTAGGAAAAACAAAACCCCGCGAGTAGTTTCGCGGGGCTGTGTTTAGGTAATATGGTGCGACTAGCTGGACTCGAACCAGTGACCCCCACCATGTCAAGGTGGTGCTCTAACCAACTGAGCTATAGTCGCGTAAAAGATGTGGCAGATGATAAACAGTTTTGAGGATGAAAACAAGGGGATTTGTTTTAAGTTAAATTTAGCTGCTAAAAAAATAACCAAAATCTGATTTAAAAAGTCTCAGTAGTTATTTTGATTTTATACAGGTTTAAGCGTATAATGCGCAGCGTTTTTTATCTCGGATGAGCCGAAATTTAAAAAAGCTTTAAGTAAATTGTAACCATTTGTGGAGTTTAGATAATGTCTAGAAAATTAAGAAGAACGAAGATTGTATGTACAATGGGTCCTGCAACAGACCGCGATAACAATCTTGAAAAAATTATCGCAGCAGGCGCTAATGTTGTACGTATGAACTTTTCTCACGGTACACCAGATGATCATATTGAGCGTGCTGAGCGTGTTCGTGCGATCGCGAAAAAATTAGGTAAAACCGTGGCAATTTTAGGTGACTTACAAGGCCCTAAAATTCGTGTTTCTACTTTTAAAGACGGCAAAATTTTCTTAAATGTTGGTGATAAATTTATTCTTGATGCGGAATTACCAAAAGGGGAAGGTAATCAAGAAGCCGTTGGTTTAGACTATAAAACACTTCCACAAGATGTTGTGCCAGGCGATATTCTTTTATTAGATGACGGCCGTGTTCAATTAAAAGTGCTTTCTACTGAAGGTGCAAAAGTATTTACTGAAGTGACTGTTGGTGGTCCATTATCAAACAATAAAGGGATCAACAAATTAGGTGGTGGCTTATCTGCAGACGCATTAACTGAAAAAGATAAAGCAGATATCATCACTGCAGCTCGTATTGGTGTAGATTACTTAGCGGTATCTTTCCCACGTTCAAGTGCAGATTTAAACTATGCACGTGAATTAGCAAAACAAGCTGGTTTAGAAGCGAAAATCGTTGCTAAAGTTGAACGTGCTGAAACAGTCGTTGATGAAGCAGCAATGGATGATATCATCCTAGCTTCCGATGTGATCATGGTTGCACGTGGTGACTTAGGTGTTGAAATCGGTGACCCTGAATTAGTTGGCGTACAGAAAAAATTAATTCGTCGTTCACGTCAATTAAACCGTGCGGTAATCACTGCAACTCAAATGATGGAGTCAATGATCAGTAACCCAATGCCAACTCGTGCAGAAGTAATGGACGTGGCAAATGCGGTATTAGATGGTACTGATGCGGTAATGCTTTCAGCAGAAACAGCTGCAGGTCAATATCCAGCTGAAACAGTTGCAACGATGGCACGTGTATGTTTAGGTGCAGAAAAAATGCCTAGCATCAATGTTTCTCATCACCGTTTAGATCGTGAGTTCAGAGATATTGAAGAATCTGTAGCAATGTCTGCGATGTATGCAGCGAACCACTTAAGCGGTATTGCAGCAATCATTACATTAAGCCACTCTGGCCGTACACCATTATTAATGTCACGTATTAGCTCTGGTTTACCAATCTTTGCACTTTCTCGTGTTCAAGAAACATTAAACCGTTGTGCATTATACCGTGGTGTAACACCCGTTCATTTTGATGGTGAATCTCGTAGCTCTGCAGGTGCAAAAGCAGCGATTAACCTATTAAAAGAAAAAGGTTATTTAGTTTCAGGTGATCTTGTTTTATTAACACA